CGAGTTGAACAAGGACAAGAGCCTGGACACCAAGACCAAGAACGCCATCAGTGGCACGATCAATGCCACTTGGCTGGCCGGAAACGGGTTTGTGGTGGACGGGGCCGACGTGTCCATGCCCCAATAGGCCCCAGTAGGCAATCGGATGAGTGAACGAAAGGGGACCGGATCATGCGCCAATGGATAGTTGAACAGAACCACGTTCAGATGGACGATGGCCATGGCCGGTCCTCTGGAGTTCACGCCAGCGGGATCGTCAAGTACATCGCCGTCAGGGCCGGATTCCTGAAGATCGACGATGACGAGGAGGGGCCGGACGAGGTAGCCGTCCTGAGGATGAGCCTGGGTCTGGCCTGGGAGGAATGGCTCAGCACCAGGATACCGGGCATGATGTACCACTTTGGGGAGATCGAACAGGACGGGATAGTCATGACCCCGGACGGACTGACGCTAGATGCTACTGGGGGCCGGTTGCATGAATTCAAGCTGACCTGGAAGTCCAAACGGAGATCGGAGAACTGGTCCAAGGAATGGTATTGGATGGCCCAGATGAAAAACTACTGCCACGCCCTGGGAGTCCGTGAGGCTTGGCTCCATGTGTTCTGGGTCAATGGCGACTACCAGCGGGGATTTGCCAACGCCCGGCCCGAATATGCGGTATACGGCTTTGAGTTCACCCAGGGAGAGCTGGATAGCAACTGGGCTCAGATGCTCCGCTACAAGGATGAGGCCAAGGCCGAAGTACATGGCAAGGCTGAAGACCATAACAACGAAACGCCCGAACATACGGAATAAATGGATTGGAGAACCACAAAATGAGCGATGAATTCGACGCCGATTATATTGATGAGGTAGCCGGTATTGGGAAAAAGTCGGCTGGCCGGACGCAAGGTCCCAGGACGGCGGAGGAATGGGAGCGCCATACCTACGGGCGTCTGGCCAACGTGTTCAACCACCCCACGCTGATTCACGATCACCAGTTGGCCGCCGCTATTCAACTGATGGCCTTGCCCGTGCCGATGAAGGAAACGGCTATGATCCTGTTGGCCGATTGCGCCCGGCGTGAGGGTGGGGGAAGTCCAGAAGCGTGGATCAATCTGGGGAGCCTGTTGGCCCAGATGGACGCCACATGGTTCAAGGCCTGCCGGGAAGCCTGTGGCCGCGCCCTGGAGCTGTACGAAGGGTTGGACAGGCGGGAGCCGGACCCGGCCAAGTACCACACCAGGGAGCGGGCAGTCTGCTTCCACAACATGAGCGTATGCCACATGAAGGCCGGGGCTTTGCAACTGGCCCAGACCTACAGCCGCTGGGCGATTGCACTCTGGCCCAAACGGGCCGTCATGTGGTTCCAATTGGGGTCCGTGCTGGCCCGTATGGATGCCGCCTGGGGTACCCCGGAAAACGGTGGATACTACCGGCAGGCACTAGCCGCCTACCACGAGTGTTACCGCATGGCCAAAGAGGGAGGCCCCGATTCGGTGGACCGGGAATCGGTCAGAATCTCGGTACAGGACCGGAAAGACCGGAAAGACTGGAAAGACGGGGAGACCAGACCAAAACCGTATTCCATCGAATGGGGCGACCAGGACGCCGCTACCAGGACCGGCATGATGGTTCTAGCCCAGTCCATGATCGACGGACTCCACCTGATTCACGGGCAGATATCGGAGTTCCCCAACTTCAGACGTTGGCTCAATTACCCGGTGAACGATTACACGGTGGCCTGTAACAGAAACTCCGGACGGCTGACGGACCCCGGTCTGGTAAGCATGGAGAGACTGACCGGGCCAGTCGGGATTTACATGGAACAGGGACTTGGCGACCAGATACAGGCGCTCCCCAAACTGGTCCAGTTCATCCGGACCGTCGTCAAGGCCCGCAACTCAACCGATGGACGGATGTGGAGCGACGGCAAGGTATTCGGCCAGTGGCTCATCAAGATCGTCTGTCCGGTAGCCAACGCCAAATTGATCCATACCGTGATATCTCACGCCACGCTGGCCAGCGCCGTCGCCATTCAGAGCCCAGCCGAAGCCATGGACCAGTTCGACTCGGACCGCTTGTGGATTGGCCACATGGACATCCCCGCACTCCTGAACAGGCCGGATTGGCCGGATCAGGATATCGACCTGTCTGTAACCACCCCTCTAAGCGATCTGACTTTTGAGCTGGAAAAGGCTCTGGACCTGGACGAGTCCGGCTGCCCGGTCCGCCGCTACGACGGAGTAGCCAACGTGGGCCTTTGCTGGCACGGGTCTCCAGCCCACCCAGGCGACTGGGCCAGATCCGTACGGGATGACCTTGTGGCCGGTATCGTCACCAAACTGAGTCCGCACCTGGGTTGTGATCCACCCATGCGCCTGTTCTCGGTCCAGCGGGCCTACTACCCAGGCCAGATCCGGATGCCGCTGGGAGTCCAGGACCTGACTCCCCATATCGGCTCCACCCACGATCTGGCCGTGTTCCTGACCGGCATGGACGCCGTGGTGACGGTTGATACGGTGGTGGCCCACCTGTGCCGCCTCCTGGGTATCCCCGTATGGATTGTCCTGCCCTACTGCCCGGACGCCCGCTGGGGTATGCCCCCCTGGCACGGCCAACTGGACCTCAACAACCTTCCGGACTGTGTGGATGGGCCAACGGAAAGATGCCCGGTCTGGTCCACCCAGCCGGACCCCACGACCAGGATCTACCGGCAGAATCCACCCAATCCCACCTTTGCCGCGCCCGTACAATGCGACTTCAGCCCCTTCCCCAGCGGTCCGGAGGCGACCGAACCGGACTATCAGTCCTATTCCATGGCCGTGGCCTTCCAGGCCGCCTACAGGGCCGCCCAGGCCCATGTGAGGGGTCTACTGGACTACACGATCAGGGAGGCTGACGGCGACCGGGATAACCCGGACTCCCCGGACACTCCCAGATCGGCGGAAGCCCTCCGCCGGTCGATAATGGACGCCGATTAGGGAAAAGTTTAGAGTCTAAAGTTTTTACCAAGAGGAGAACAGATATGGAAGACAAGAGAAGCGATACGCCAATGGCCCAACCCCAGGAGGCGGACAGAGACTGGCCTGTGCCGGTGGACGCCCACCTGGAAATGGTGGAGATTGAGCGGCCGTCCTATGTGGCCGGACTGGGAGACGCGCCGGATAACCCGGTCCGGGTACTCCCGTTTGAGTGGCCCTGGGCGGCCAAGTACGCCGAATCCGGGGACGCCAAACACTACGGGTCTCAGTTCAGCCGGGTCATGATCAGCCGGAATGAGGAATTCATGTCATGGCTGGTGGAGACCTACGGGGAGTACATCGACGCCGAAGTGGATGTGTTCCGGCTGTTCGTCCAGCCCAATTCGCTGGCCCTGGACATCGGGGCCAACTGCGGGCTCCACACCTTGGCGCTGGCGGGATTGGCCCATCGGGGTACGGTGTTCGCCGTGGAGCCCCAGCGGCTGGCGTTCCAGATGCTCTGCGGCAATCTGGCGCTCAATGGGGTGTACAACGTGGATGCGGCCAGAGTGGCGGTAGGGGCCACCCAGGCGCTGATAAAGGTCCCCACCATCAACCCGTTCCTGGTATGCAATACGGGCGGGATGAGGATGGACCCGGTGTCTGACAACGGGGACGTTACCCAGATGGACACGGTGGATAACGCCAAGCTGCCTCCGTTCGACTTCATGAAAATCGACGTGGAGGGAATGGAGGTCGATGTCCTGATGGGGGCGGCCGGAAGCATCGCCGAATACAAGCCGGTGGTCTACCTGGAATTTGAATGGAACAGGCCCAGGATCATGGAGACGCTGAAAGAGATGGGCTATGTGGCCTACAGGCACGCGGCCCGTTACTTCAGGAGAGATAACCCGAAACTGGCCCCGGATCAGATCGCCAGAGGGCAGGACAGCCGGAAGACCAGTGACATTATCTCGGATATGCTCATCGGGATTCACGCCTCCGATATCAGGCGGCGAAACGTGCTGGAAGCCTCCGACGTGGCCGATGATTGCAAGCTGGTGGGTTGAGGGAAAGAAAGAGAGGACGAAACAGATGGATGAAGACACGGAGAGAAAAATACCGACGCTGGACGATCTGGCCGGAATGGCGGAACGGGGGTTGATAGAGAACGCCACCCAGGTCTGGGACATTATCCGGAAAGAGGCGCTGGGACTGGTGGAATCCAAGCGGGTCCTGGAGGTCATGACGGCCCAGATCAAATCCAACCTGGAGGCCTATAAACAGGCGATGAAGGACCAGAGCGCGATCTCCCTGTATCTGCGGGAGAACTACACCGCCGAAATCAAACAGGGCAAGCATAAGGGCATGACGTTCGCCGACGTGATCGTCATGTACCTGAGCCGGGAAAGAGAAGCCAACAGGTCCGCTATTGTGACCGGACGCCCTGGTGGAGGGATTCAGTGATGGGTGGATATGAGGGTTATGAACACGCCACCAAGGCGCTGGACAAGCGGGCCATGCTGGCCATGGGCCTGGAGGAGGCCCAGGACCGGCTCCACCCGCATCTGATGATATGCTCCAGCGCCCATGAAAAGAGGGGCAAGACCCACTGGGCTTTCACCATGCCCGGACCCATCGGCGTCATCTACACGGACACGGGGACCAAGGAAATCGCGGCCAAGTTCAAACGGGACTTCGGAAAGAAGATATTCCTGTATCACTACGCCGTTCCCGACAGGGCCGATTCCACCAGGGAGAAAGAGGCCGAATGGGACAAGCTGAAAAAGAACATCCGGGAGATGGCCCTGAGCGGGTATTTCCGGAGCGTCCTGATGGATACCGGGACGGAGGTCTGGGAAACGCTGAGGATGGCCCGGTTTGGGAAACTCACCCAGGTCATGCCCCAGCACTACACCGAAGCCAATACGGAGATGTCCGATCTCATCAAGGTGATCCACACCAGCCCCATCAACTCGGTCTGGATTCACAAGGTCAAAAAGGAATACAAAGGCACGGCTGGAAAAGATAGCTGGACCGGCAAGTTTGAGCGGTCCGGCTTCAGTCAGATGGGCTATATGGCCGACGTGGTCATTGAGCACGACCGGGCCAAGACCGACGATGGCCTGGAGTTCTACATCCGGATTCTGGACAGCCGCTATGAGGCGGAGAACCTGATCGGGGAGGAGCTACGGGGCGGCCTGTGCAACTTCCCCACGCTGGCCTCCATGTGTTGGCCGGACACCAATTACAGCTATTGGGAATAGGAAGAAGGGAGACCAACAAATGGAAAGACAGAAAGACAATCCGGGGGTGGAGGCCGTAGCGGTCATGCCACCCCTAAAGCCAAAGTCCAGACATCCGGACGATCCAGGTTTCACGATGCCATCTAACTTCGGATTCGGGAACAAGGCGGTACAGCCCCAATACCACCAGATAAGCGGGCGGTCCTTTACCACTATCCGGAATCATGACGGGGAATGCCTCCTGATCAGGCGGGAGGGGAACGAGGTCATTACCATCCCCACGGGCATGGACTACGCCTTGGCGGACCGGATTGAGCGGCTGATCGGCCGATTCTGGAAATAACCCATGGCCGCCGTTCAGACTCTCCAACCCTTCATCGAACTGGACGACCGGGCCGGGTCGAAGGATCTGGCCCCCCACTTGCGCCATAGGGGTCTGGAGATAGCGCTCACCCGGCTGGAGTACGGGGACCTGAGTTTCGACGGCTCAGGCCCCCGTGGGCCGGTCCTGGTCGGGGTGGAGTATAAGACCATTCGGGACCTGTTGGCCTCCATGCGTTCCAGGCGGCTCCCAGGCTACCAGTTACCGGGCATGGTTCGCCGGTACGACTACTACTATCTGATCGTGGAGGGCATTGTCCGGGCCAGTGACGACGGCCTCCTGGAGGTCCCCAGGGGCGGTAGCTGGACGGCGTTGAGGAATTCGGCCAGCGGACCCGGCTACCTGTGGCGGGAGTTCGACGGATACCTGAACAGCCTGGAGATGAGGGGGGGAATCAGGATCAGGAGAACGGCCTCCATACGGGACACGGCCGCCCAGGTGGACTCCCTAGCCCGCTGGTGGATCAAGCCCTGGGAGGACCACAAATCGGTTGGCACCAGTATCTTCTACCAGCCCCCGGACACCATCGGGCTTGCCAGTTTCGCCGCCCCCAGTCTGGTCCGTCAGGTGGCCGCCCTGCTGCCGGGGATCGGCTGGGGAAAGTCGGCCGCCGTGGAAAACAAATTCAAGACGGTCCTGGACATGGTCGCCGCCGACCAGAGGGACTGGGAGACCATACCGGGAATCGGCCCCACCATCGCCAAACGGGCCGTGGACAGCCTGAGATTGAGGAAGGGAGAGACGGAATGAGCAAGAAAGCCAAACCTACATACAAGCTAAGCGCGTCGGCCCTGGACATCCTGAGGCAGATGGCCGAAAGGGGGACCATACGGTCCAATACCGGGGGTTTTGTCCAGATGGGTATCTGGTCGTGCTGGTGGCGGGACATTACCTATGGTCCGTTCCTGTGCCGCCATCCGGACAGGAGACGGTTCAGGCGGAGCGTCATGGAACGGCTAAGACTCAGTGGATTCATCACGTCAGTCACATTTGGGCGCAAGATCGGGACCATGTACCGGCGCTGGAGGATCACCAAGCTGGGACTGGAGACAGTGAAGTCCGGAAAAGCTGGAGAGGAGGATGCCAATGCCGGGGTCTATGCCGCCCTGTCCCATAACGACTTCAACCGCCAGTGATTGGCTGGACTTCCAGCGGGAGTTCTTCGGTCTGGCCTCAATATGGCTCCTGTGCCGGTGGGTGGCCATGGACCACGGCCAATTCGCTCATTACCCGTTCACCGATCCGGAAGGCTGGGGTATCACTCTGGGGGAACTGGACTACGGAACCGAAATGCACCTGTTGATTGAGGAGTGGAAACGGAAACGGGAACTGGAACGGAAACGGCCCGACTGGGGCCGGGAGGAGATCAGGAATTACTATGGCTACTACGAATAAGCCCACCCAGCTCATGTTGGACATTCTGAAGCAGATGGACAGCCGGGGTCCAGTAGCTATCAAACGGGGCATGATGTACCCGGAATGGTCCCAATCTGGCGCTTTGGTGAGTTCCTACTTGGGGCGAGTCACCTACTCCACATTTGTAGCCCTGGACAGTCGTGGCTTGGTGTCTCATAGGGTGGTCAAGCTGATCGACGGCCGCATAATCCGGGAGTATGTAATCACCGAATCCGGGGAGGCCGCCGCCCGTGTCAAATGAGCGCCGCTGTCGCCTCTGCCCTTCCCGCCGCCTCCCCATCCTTGGGGAAGGCCCCCAGCCAGCCCGCGTCATGTTCATCGGTGAGGCTCCGGGCAAGGAAGAGAACAACCGGCGCGACCGGGAGGGCCACGGCCATCCCTTCATCGGCGATTCCGGCAAGGAACTCCGTCACCACTACCTGAAGCTGGCCGGGCTCAAGGATTCCCAGGTCTACATCACCAATCTGGTCAAGTGCATTCCCGACGAAGCCGGGGGCAATCCCAACCCCCAACTGGCCGCCTGTTGCTCCGATGAGTTTCTGGCCCGCGAGATCCGCTACACCCAGCCGGAGGTCATTGTCACCCTGGGGGCCGTCGCCTGTCATACCCTGTTTCCCGGCCTTGACCTGGAACGCAATCACGGCCTCCCGGTCCAGGCTTCCTACCGGGACTGGTCCGGCGTCCTGGTCCCCGTCTACCACCCAGCCGCTGGCTTGAGGGACGGCCGCATGATGGGCATGATAGACGCCGGGTTTGTGGCCCTGGGCGAATACCTCCGGGGGGAGCGGTACATCCTGGGTCTGGATGGCCAACTCAATACCGATTACCAGGAGGTCCACACCAGCCTGGACCTGAAAGCCTACCTGGACGCCGCCCCCGATCCGGAAATAGCCATCGACACCGAAACGACCAGGGTAGGCGTACCCCAGGAGGCCGTCCATGGCTTCAAACCCTACTCCCTCAGCCTGAGCGTCATTCCCGGCACGGCCCGCGTGATCCGTTGGGAAGATGGACCACAATCGGTCCAGCCACGTTACCTGCTATCGGTCCTGTTCAACTGGATTCGTCATCACAAGGCCCTGACCGTCTGGCATAACTACCCCTTCGACCGGGGCGTCTGTGAGGACATGGGGGCGGACCTGACCGGCGTCCGCTTCACCGACACAATGGCCGAAGCCTACCACTTGGCCATCCCCCAATCCCTCAAGGCCCTTGCATGGCGGTTGTACGGCATGGCCATGGACGACTTCGACGACGTTGTAATCCCCCATTCCCTACTCCAAGTCAGCAACTGGATTAACCGCGTCTGTTTCCAATTCTCCCTAAACGAGCAGTCCGCCCCTATCGGCATCATGGCCGCCGAATTGAACGGCATCCAAGCCGTCTATCCGGAGGACATCTGCTCCGGTGAATGGCTCCCCATCATTGAAGGCGTCAAGACAGGCAGCATCCGGAAGGCAATCCGCGACTTTGCCAAGGTCCTCAACATCGACCTATCCCCCTATCGCGGCCTGATGGTTGTCTCCGACCAATACCCCCAGGTGGCCGCCGAATTCGCCGCCCTGATCAACGCATCCAAGACCGGGGCGGAGGGCTCCATCCGGAAGTTCAACGGCCTCCAGGCCGATCTGTCCGGCAAATCCCTTCAAGACCCCTGGGAACGCTGGAACAAATCCTGGACACCAGTGGATAAAACACTGGCCACCGAAGCCGGAGCCGGTCCCATGCCCCCCAAAGACATCGCCTGGGTACCCTGGGATTCCGTGATTGCCTACTCCGGGGCCGACGCGGACGCCACTCTCCGAATCAAGTCCCCAATCCGGTCCCTCGCGGGCCGCTTCCGGAGGTCGATATGGCTCTAGTAATGAGCAATTCGGCCATTTCGGCCAAAAGTTTAGATACTAAACTCCCTGAGACGCTGATTTTTTGGAGACCCGAATTTCCGCCTATCCTCCCCCCCCCTTATAGGGGGGTGGAGGTAGCCAGCCCAGAACAGGAAATTGATTGCACGTTTTTTACGACTGGTAACACAAGGGGTATCAGTGGGTTACAGGGGATAATGGGTTTCCCCCTTGTTGATAATTATATGCGACCCCCCATAGCATATAATATTCATCATATGCGTACGCGCGTAAAGAGTGTTTGGTTAGCCCCCTCCCGGAGGACGGAAGCCCGGACGAAAGAAAGGAGCCTGGAGACATGACTAGGAAGATCGCTAAAACGGTGTGGATGGTGACGGCCGCCGATCCATCCATTCCTCACTTTGGAATGAGGCCGGACGAAAGCATGGAGATCCACGGTTATGTGGAGTGGGTCTCCAATCGCTTTGTGATCTACTTCAGCCACGTTACCCATCAGACACCGGAGAGGGAAGTCCGGGACCTGGAGCCGGTCGTCTACCCGGTCCCAATGAATGAGTACATCTGCAAAGCCGCCGCTATGGCCATCATGGCCGAATTCTGGCCGATACTGTGGGACCAGAACGTGAGACCGGCTAGTGAGCTGGCGGACCGCATGGCAAGGGATCTGGTGGAGGAGCACACAGCCTTTTACACAACCAAAACCTCCCGGCCGGTGGATGAGGAAGAGGCCGCCGTCCTGAAGGAACTCCAGGACGCCATCGACTCCATCGACGATGAGGGCAACATCACAGAGCCCGGAACGGACGGAGACCAATGAAAGCCAGCGACCAAGCCAGCGACCCGGTAATGATCTCCATAACCTCATACCTGGAATCCCTGCCTGTGTCGAAGGTACCCAGGCAGACTCTAGCCCGGCTCAACATGCAACTGGTTTGGATGTACACCCACCATCGCGCCTTGGAGTTGGTGGACATACTCCTGGAATTGCTAAAAGAGTCCGGCTGGACCAAGGCCGATCTAGCCAGAAAGATCGGTGTTACCCCGCAAACTGTCACCAAACTCATAAACGGTAATCAGAAAGGGATGCTCCAGGAAACCAAACGTAGATTGGGGATCGTCCTGGAGGACTTTCCGGAGATCAATGAAAAATTCATCCGTCTGAAAATACGCGGGGTAGGCCGCCCTCCCACCGTGACCCGTCTGTACTAAGCCCAAAGCCCATCCACTGAAAGGACACTACCAAATGCAACTGGAACCAATTACTTTTAGCCGCATTGTCGTAGCCACCGCCATTTTCTGTCTGGTCGTCCTCTACTTCGACGACCTCCACAAATCCCCCCTGGGCCTTGCCTTCGACCGCTTCGCCTCCTGGTGGGTCCTGGGCTACCGCCTCCTCAAACGGGACCACCGCTCCATGTCCGAAGTGGAAACCAACCTGATGGCCAACTGGGCCGCCGCCCACGGTATTGTCCTGGGAGCGGTCGTCCTAGCCGTTTTCTTCATGCTGGAATAGCCCCCAGGGGCCTCCCGGTCCCCAGAAGGCCTCTAAAATCGTCCAAGAATCGTCCAGGAGACCCATTTATGCCTTCCCAGGCCCTTACCACCGCCCCAGGCCCTCCGAGGCCACCTTGGCCACCCAGGGCTTCGGCATTGGGCATTCCAGGAGCCGTCCAGGCCCCCCCAGGAGCCCCCCCAGGAGCCCCCCGGCCATGCTGACCATGCTTGGCTGGCCACAGGAAATGCGGGATTCCTCTTCCCGCCTCCCCCTGCAACACTGCTATGGGGGGGTTAGGATCGTGGACTGGCCGTCCCCTACCAACGTGAGGCGATTGGACTTAGCCACCCTGCCCATGATCTGTGAGTTCCACCGCAACGGCATATTGATAGACCAGTCTCATTTCAAAAGTTTAGAATCTAAAGTTTCCGCCGAACTGGCCCAGGTGGAGGCGGACTGCTGGAGGGAGGCTGGGAGGAAGTTCAATCCGGGTAGCGGGGATCAGGTGGGCCAGTTGCTGTTTGAGGAGATGGGACTGAAGCCACGGTTGGGAATCAAGCGGACCCCCAGCGGCAAAGTGAGCACGGATGCCGACACCTTGAAGCAGATGCGGGCGGACTACCCGGTGGTGGACAGGATTCTGAAGTACCGGGAACTGGCCAAGATCAAGGGGACCTACATAGACACCATGCCGCAGATGGTAGGGCCGGACGGGAGACTGAGGACCACATTCAGGCATACCAACACGGGGACGGGGAGACTGAGCAGTGAGGACCCCAACCTCCAGAACATTCCGGTGAGGACCGAACTGGGTAAGGAAATCCGCAACGGATTCGTGGCCCGTCCGGGGTGTAGGCTGGGGTCCATCGACCTGAGTCAGATTGAAATGGTGGTGGCCGCCGATCTGAGCCTGGACCGGAGCTTATGCCGGTTTTTCCTGGATGGCATGGATATCCATACGGAGACGGCGTTGATGGCTTTTGGGTTGGATAGATCGGCTGTGGAGTGGCCCAACTTCAAACAGGATTACAGGCTGCCCGTGAAGCAAGTGGGATTTGGGATTCTGTACGGCCAGACCCCGGCCGGGGCTCAGGAAAACATCATCTCCGTTGGTGGTCCATACAAGCCGATTGAGGAAGTGGAAGGGATCATCCGGAACTGGTTTCTGGTCTATGGGGGCGTGGCCAGATGGATGCAGCAACAGTACGCCAGAGTCAAACGGTACGGGATGGCCTGGGACGCCTTTGGCCGGTCCAGGGTGATACCGGAAGGCCGGAGCGTGATACCCAGGGTCCAATCGGCCGGGTTGAGGCAGGCTGGCAATATGCCGATTCAATCCACGGCCGGGGGGATTCTTAAACTAGCCATGGCCGAATTGCAGGACGCCGTCCTGGATTGGAGGCGGGCCTATCCCGGTGAGATCCTGGAGCCCTTGTTGCAGATCCACGACGAACTGGTGTTTGAGCTATCAGATTCTCTGGCCCAGGACTGGTGTGAGTATGCTAAAGGGGTTATGACTTCGGCGGTGAGACTGACCATTCCCATGGGTGCGTCGGCCAGCGTCGGGAACTGCTGGGGCGAACTGAAATGACACAATCCAGATCCCAATCCCAATCGGCTCCGGATTACTTCGATGACCGCCTGATGACGGAGCGGGAAACCATTATCTCCAGCCGGGCCACCATGAATCAGACGTTTTCACTGCTGGAGCCGGGCGTCACTGTCATTGGCCTGATCGTCATTCCGGGGGCTTACAAACTAAGCCTGATCGCCGCCTGGGTGGACCAGACGACCGGGATGCCGGTATTTACCCAGTACCGAGACCCCGGAGACCCGTGTTATTCGCCTTTGTTGGAGGCCGCCCCAGAACCGATCATGTTGGCGGCAAGAATCAGCATAGATCGGCAAGTCATGGACTCACTGGGGCAGTTGGACAGGTCCCAGGAGAGGCCGAAACGGAAACGACCGAACCTGAAACGGAAAGAGAGATAGGAGACCCACATGGGACTTTGGAATCAGTTGAAACCGGAATCGCTCCGCTACATCGACGACCTGAACGAAGAGTGGATGGCCACGGCGGGTTATGAGGGCCAGTACTGGGATGACCGCCGCCTCAACCCGCTGGACCCGAACGAATACCCGTCCAGGGGGATCACCTACACCCAGGCCACCGATCTGGTGGAGTTCACCAACTCCGTCCTCCAGAAAACGTCCGGGGTGGCCCTGCTTACCGGGGCCGTCCGGCTCTGGGTGAACTATGGGGAGTCGGCCATTCACCGCTACGCCCCCATTCAGGCGTTCGGCGGTTTCGGTCAGGGAGACTGGAATTCGCCGTTCGACTTCTACATTCTGGCCGGGACGCCGGAGGCCGGACCGTCCATGCACCAAGCCATCAAGCTGTATGACAGCTTCCGGGCGGACCCGACAACGGTAATCTCCAGATTCGCCGCCGGGGAACTGGGGGTGGAGGGAGTGTCGGTGGTTCACTACCAGCCCGGATGGACGGCTCTCCACAACACGTTCAAAGCCGCCTGGGACAAGGCCATCAAGAGCCCCAACGCCCTCTAGGACGGGGCTAAGGACGGGGTGAATGGAAAAGGGGGCCGGACAGCCCAACGGCCCCCAACCTACAATGTCCGAAAGACCGATCAGAAGCCAATCGGGAGACCCTAAGCCAATGACTAAATCATCCGACTATCTGGACTGGCGCGAGATCACCCAGAGTGGAATCATCACCCAAGAGCAGGCGGACGAACTGGAGCCCATGCTGCACAAGTTCATCGCCGCCAAGGAACAGGAAAAGGAAGCCAAGTACGTCCTGGGGGACGGCAAGAATCCCAAGCTAACCAAGGAACTGGAAACCAAGCTGTTGGACCTGGGGCTGCCCAAGATGAACTACCTGGGCAATCGCTTCACGGTCAGGGCCGGTCAGTCCCAGTCGATTAAGAAAGAACTGCTGATCGCAAACGGGGTGAGCCTGGAGGTTATCGAAGCCTCCACCGAAAAGACCCCCTGGACGACCGTTGTCATGGACCCCGAAAACGGCCGTACTCCGGAAAGCGCCAAGGTGAAGACAGGGGAGTAAGCCGCAATGACGCAGACGGAAGACCCCAAAGGCCCCCAAGGCCCCCAATACCCCCAAGACGCCAAAGCCCCCATCTACTCCAAGCCCTCCGCCAAAGTGATCCTGGACTCCATATCGGTGGACGGCCACCGGCTTACCACCCTTGAAGTCCGGATGCACAGATTTGTGCTGGCTGAATTCAACACTCATCGCGTATTCAGCCGGAACGCGGCCAGTTCCAGGGCCATCCCGGTCCACAAGCGCATCAAGTCGATCATGGACGACCCGGCCATGCCCGTGGAGTGGGGGACCAACCAAAAGGGGATGCAAGCCGGGGAGCCCCTGAAAGCCGAGGATCAGGCCAACGCCGAAACGATCTGGCTGGACGCCTGCGACATGATGGTTTCCTACACCCAGCAACTCATCCTGTTAGGCGTTCACAAACAGATCGCCAACCGCCTACTGGAGCCCTGGGCCTGGGTCACCGACGTGGTATCGGCCACGGAATGGGACAACTTCTACAGGCAACGCTGTAGCCTGTACTCCCAGGCCGCCCAGCCGGAGATGAGGGCCGCCGCCGACGCCATTCTCCATGCCAGACTGGCCAGCAAGCCGACGCCAATGCAGAACACCTATCCGGTATTCAATTGGCACACTCCCTACATCCAACCGGAAGAGTACGGCGAGTTCGGGATCAATCTCAGCGAACGGATCAAGGTATCGGTGGCCCGATGCGCCCGCGTCTCCTACCTGACCCAGGACGGGACCAGGGACACGGCTGAGGACTTGGCTCTCTACAACCGGCTCACCACCGCCTCACCGCCACATTGGAGTCCCACCGAACACGTAGCTACCCCCATGCCGGGACGCTGGGGCAACTTCATCGGCTGGAAGCAGTGGCGTCAGGTGTTGGAGGAAGGATCTGGCTTATGATTACCGTCTACTACTCCTGTCCAGACTGCGGTCTGGATAACGTCCCGGTGGAGGTGGCCGAACGCACCACTGAGGACGTGATCCAGTGGTTTGAGGGAATTCTTACCCCGGCCCTGATGGGAGACCACTATGGCCGCTCCCCGGACTGCCATCCGGCGTCCCTGAAAGAAATAAAAATACCCATTACCGGAGCCGACAAGATAGGAGGTCCGTGTGTCAACTAAAGCCGTTTCCTACAAAACCGTCAACGAAATCCGCCGCGAGATGCGCCGCTGGGGAGGGGTCAACATGACCCCAGCCCAGATCCGGAAGTATCTGGCCCAATCCCCCGAACTGGAGGAGAAATCCGATGAAAAAAGTGTCTGATAGAACCGTTGGAGACAGCGCTGGAGGAGTGATACACATAGCTCCTAGCCTGGACTACCTGTTCCCCGATACGGTGGAGACCGCTACCGTCTTATGTGGCCGCCTTGCTTCGGAGGTATTCGGCAGTGGTGAATGGATCGGTATATCTGGCAATCTGAACCCAGACTGTACAGTCTGTCCAGTTTGCTGTAGGAGGAGCCGTGAGCATCCATGTTGAAATGACCAATCCCGTCCTGACCCGCGTCCACCGGGACGATCAGGCGGGAGAACTGGTCCTGGAATTCCGCCACCACTCGGACACCCTCCTGCTGGTCTGGCATCTACCGCCCGGATTCAAGACCGGCAGTTACGCCTACAGCAAGGTGGAATCCTCGCTGGCCATCGTCCAGGAAGTTGGCACCGGCATACTCAGATCAGGAGACAAGAACCCGGAATGGGTCCTGCCGAGGCCGGTAGCCAGACGCCGCCGCCCCTCTCGCGCCCTGGACCGGGCGGGCCTGACCGAATCCGGCCCCCGGCCCATCACGTCCAAGTCCTGAATAGTAATGGGAAGTTTAGAGTCTAAACTTTTTGCTCTGGCTTCTTGTAAGTAATCTCCCCAACCGAGCCGCCCATGCCCAGATCAATGCCCTGGGAACGGGCGGTCTCGTTTATTAACTCAACAAGATTCTGCAATTGCCCGAACTGAGACCTGAATCGGGCCTCAACTTCCATCCTCACGGTCTGGGCGAGCCTTTCCGCTTTGGCCCTATCATGCCAATTGTTGGAACACTTGGAGGAGCAGAAGGACTGGTTCTCCTGTATGGGGTGGTATGGTCTGCCACAGTAGTGGCAGGAACGATCTGGGCCGTCTATCCGGTGATAACCCTTGGGCATGAGCTTCCGTCGCCTCCTATGACCGTTTCCGGGCCATACAACCATATCGTAACCGACGATCAGGCGGGCCTGTGGGGATCGGGTGACCCATTCCCTGGTAAAGGCGAACAAAGGGAGTACCAGTACCCTAGCCCGAAAAGTCCCGTCAATCCCTTTCGCCCCCCCAATCCCCCTACAGGATTCGGGCCTGTCCACCTTAGATAGGCCATTTTGGGGCCTGAGAAAGGAAAAGTTTAGAGTCTAAAGTTCCCTTTTGGCCAATTTTGGCCCCTTTGTAGTTGACTGAGAGGCAACTGGAGGCATATTCTGGGGGTGGCCGAAATCCCCCAAGGGGGAGGCCAGAAGGAAGAAACACAATGACCAACATGACGATCAACACCACGGCGACCACGGTAGCCTCCACACCCACCACCAACAGCATCGGCAAGAGCGGAGTCCACCTGGAGCAAGCCTCAGCCCAGTGGGCCAACAGGCCGGTGGATGAGAGATTCTGGGATCTGGCGGAAATGGACACGGCCACCACCAAATGGGCGTCCGAGTGCCGGGAAGCCAAACGCGACCTGAAGGCGATGAGGGTAGAGGCGAAGGGCGGAGAGGTCGTGCTGGTGGGACCGCAAGGTAATCCGGCCCTGTTCAGCAACTACGCTTTCGGCCAGTTCAGCGCCCGGATGTCGGCTCCGGCCGGGTACCTCCGGACGTTGCCCGCAGAACTGGCGGCGCGGAATCTGGAACACTCCCTCCAGGTGCGTGCCACCAGCGGGCAGGAAACGGAACAGGCAAACATCCTGATCCACTTGAATGGCGGGATGAGGGTCCAGGCGTTCACGTCCGACCGCTACGAACGGATCTGGAACGGCCAGATTGTGAAATGGGCCAGAAGCCTGCCGGAGGGGTGGCGCGTGGCTCCGGCACGGCCCACGGGACAGGATGGGGAGAGGGTCCGGATAGCGACCGAGGCAGATTGCTTACAGAACAGGCTTGAGGGTCTGGGGATTCAGCCGGGCAATCGCATTGCCCCCGCTGGGCTGTATGCGTCGGATCACGACTGCTTTATCTTCATGGTCAACGAATCACTCACGGTCAGGACGCCCGATGGCCGGAGCCTCAATCGCGGATTCTTCCTCAAGAATTCCGAAGTTGGGGACAGCGCGTTGGTCCTCACCATGTTCCTGTATGACGCCGTTTGTGGCAATCACATCGTGTGGAATGCCGAGGGAGTCAGGGAACTGCGAATCCGCCACATCGGAGACCCGGCCAAGTTTGCCAGAACGAAGGTCCTGCCCATGGTGAATCAGCTTTCCCAGTTGTCCGCCACGGCCGACGAAGACCGGCTCCGGGCCGCGTTCCGGCTGGTCCTGGGAAAGACCAGGGACGAAGTGGTCAAGACCCTGTATGCCAAGGATCTGGCCCCCAGGACCACCTTGGAGGCCGCGTTCAACGTGGCCACCGAACACCAGCACACCCACGGCGACCCCAGGACCGCGTGGGGCATGGCCAGCGGGATTACCCGGCTGTCTCAGGCCACGGGCTACTCGGACCGGCGTGAGGAGTTGGACCGCGTCGGAGGCAAGATCCTGGAGCTGGCGTGGTAGTGAGTCCCCAGGGGCCTCCGGGGAACGCTCCTGGAGGCCCCAGGACGCAAGGAACAGGCATCACAGGAAAGGACACAAGACAATGACATCAACAACGGCAATCTCCATCGACGCAATCGGACAGGCAATCAACGCCCTCCGGATGATTGAGACCACTCCCCACATCACCAGCTATCTGGCTGGAGCCGACCCACAGGCC